CATATCTATTTTTACTCATTGCTGCAGCATCAGCTTGATCATTATAGGAATCACTATAATGATAGGTCATGTAGTCTTCCCAGAAATTCCTAACTACGTTAGCACTGTCGTCGTGGAAGTCAATTTTTACCGTATTATATTTAATACCGGTTTGAACATTGATGTGTTGGTTGTATGCGTTTAAGTCTTTGGTTTCTATATCAAATTTTGGTAACTCGACACTTTTGGCCAACATCCCCACTTCCCTAATCGCATCACCGGTGGGTTTATACATGGCTTTATCGTTTTCTGAATTAATTTCAAAAAACACATGATAAAGAAAACTATATTTGGGGCTGAGTCGATTTTGATTCGCCCCAAATAAACGCTGTCCATGAAAAAAATCTTTGACTTTTTTATCAGGATAATTACTAGGAAAACTTGGCATTCAGAACCTATTAGGTAACAGTTGACCCTAGTGCAAATCTTGCAAACGCTTGACCAACACCGCTGTCCACTGGAGTCTGTACCGCATTATCGAATTGAATAGTTAAGGCGATTTGAACAGGATCACTGCTGGCGTAGTTGATTTCGCCATAATTAACCTGACTTAAGAAGCAACCATACAGCTCCCATGTTTCAAGAATCGCCGGAGATGCTGTTCCGTTCCCACCATCAGTAATTTCGCAACGTGTAATGAACTTGTAGTCAATGCCAGAAATAGCACTGGCCTGCTCTAGGAAGTCAAATTGCTTTTGAATTTGTTCGCCAACCAATTTAGAAACGTTGCCTAGTGCATCATCACGAATATTAACAGTGGTAGTTTCCCAACTAGGTTTACCTGCATAACGTATTTGACTGTTGTAAACTTCAATTGTTTGAGGATTAAAATTAACACTTGGACGGGCAAAATCCACAACCTGTTTGGTTAATTCAGTAACAGTGGTGCCAAGACCAAAATTTTCAAAACTAACACGAAAACGATATTTGAGCTTGGGCATTAACAAGCCTTGACTGCTGGCGCTTTGTCCCCCGCCAGCTAGTGGTACCGTAAATTTTTGTAATGATGCAATCGACATGTTTTATCTCCTAACCCGTTAAATTAAAAATTGCTAGTAATACCACCAGTGTTCTTGATACGCAGTGGAATGTAAATAAATTCTACTGCTTTGACTGGCTCAATAGCAATATCAAGATACAACTCGTTACGATCAATACGAACCGGCGTGTTATTGGATGTATCACAAACAACTAAGAAGTCATATAGTGCACGTTTGGCTGTTAAGTCGTTAAGCAATTGCTCAACTGACTGTTTAAGTTGATCGCGAGTTATTTTATCATTGGGCTCAAAAATGTAAGGTCTTGCCAATTGATCAACTCGAGCACGAATATATGCAACTAATCTTGACACATTGATTCTGTCAAATGCTGACGTTGTTGCACTACGAGTTTTTTGCCCATATACAGTAATGCCAGTACCTGACAAAAAGGTAATTGGATTAATTTTAGTTTCGTACAGTGTATCACGCATGCCTGTACTCATACCAAATGTAGTAAATTCGCCAGTAGTAGAATTTACATATCCTAGTCCTGACGCATTATCCACTAGACCGCGTTGTGTTCCAGCTGGAGCAAACCACGGATAGCTCATAGCATCACTGTGAACAATAGTGCGTAGTGCCATATGGCTTGGCGGAACAGCAATAGTGTTTCCACTGAGATCGTTAAACAAGCCCGAAGGATAGTAAACAGCCAAATAGTTGTCTGATACTGTAATAGCTTCATCAAACGCTGTTCCCTTGGATTTGCCTTCACTCCAACTTACTAGTTCAGTGCCTACTGGCGCTAAACGCATTGGAGTATCACCAACCACAAACGCGGTGTTTTTGCGATCATTGTTCAGTGAAACCATATTGGGAATCAATTCTGGATATCCTGGGCAAGCAATCAGTGTAAACTCACGCTGCTCTTCACGAATCTCAGTACTGGTGTCGATAGCAGCCTTTAGTGCTTCAACAACTACTGCACGAACAGCACGATGACCCATATATGGGCTACCGTCAATTCTGTTACCTGCGGCGTTAACCCATGTGTTGCTTGCTAGTTTATCCCAACTGGAATTACCTGGCGGAATCGGATTTAACCCTGTTCCAGCATATGAAATAGCAGACTTGGCTCGATAAATTGTGCCATCAGTATACACTACTCGATCGCCTGCAGCATATGCGGTTGTTGCACTCCAAATGTCAAAAGCAAAATCAACAGAATTAAAATAATTTCGACGATACTGTTTTACAGCATATCCGCTTCTACGTGTGTTAAACAACAATGTACCGCGTGGATAAGCCGACGAATCTGGAGCGTCAGGATCTAAATAACTGCTGGACAACAATGTTTTTGTTGATACTAAGGTGCCAGACACTGTGTCAGTCGTTCCATCTGTATCCCAACGAGCATCAGCAAATACGATTCCAGACTCGCTGGTTTGGTCGCTGTTGTCAATTTGTACCCAACGATTAACACCTTTAACTGCTTCCCAACGATGAATTTTAGGATAGTTTTCTAAATCACTAGTATCTAGCCACAAATCTCCCAATTTTACCGGAGTAAAGCCGTCACTTTGATAAATGGGCTTGGATGCAGAAATAATAACACCATTAGGATCAGTGTCTAGCTGTAATTTGTAACCACGAGCGTCACTGGCTACGGTTTTGTAGCCTTTCCAGGCATTTTTCCCAGGTGACCCATCATGAATCATAATATCAACTTCACTGATGGTGCTATGATACCAAAGTGTCCCATCTTCGGGATCCAAACTAGGCCGACTTTCTTTTACAACTAGATTTTTTAAATCAGCTAGCGCAGACCAATTACTAGCTATTAGCGTACCGCCAGGGCTAGCTCTAAACGGGCTCGGTGTTGACGCAGTTGACGCAGCGATGCCTAATGCAGATAGCGTAGGTAATAATGTATCATCTTTAAGTACAATAACACCACCTAGACTGTGTGTTAAGCTCAATGTGCCTGCGACAGTTTTTGTAGCTAATAAGTTACTAATTCCAGCTGCGTTGATTTGTTCTATTACTTTTTCAATAGTATTGTTTGGCGATGCTGCTATTGTAATAGTAACCGCGGTAGTCGGCACTAATGCTGAGGTCCCAGCATCGCTAACTTGAATAGTAAATTTCCTGCCAGGGACTAATGTGCTCAATGATGCTCCAATTGCCACTGTAGGCCAACTGGCATTTCTACGATAGAATTTAAACTTCAATGTACCATCGTTATCAATATTGTATTGAGTATAAATTGCGCCTTTTGCAATTAATTTTCCGCCACTAGTGTCTAAACCAGCAATAGCATTGTGATCGTTAGCATACAAAGGTGTTGAAATTTGATTAAACAAATTTAACGAAAGATTATATTGACTTAGTACCAAGTTAGCGCCAAGATTAACAGCATTGGTTTTGACCCAAATACTACCACTGGGGCGAGGAGCAGTGTCACTAGATCTCCATTCTGGAACACTGGTGTGTCCAGAAAACTGTGTTGTTGGACGTAGATATGTGCCAGCAACTAATCCAATATTACCCAAACCAATTGAGCTGGTGCCGATAACCAACTTACCATCAGGGGTTATAGTGCTCGGTGCTGCTGTAGTAGTAGTAGTTGTGGTTGCGGCTGTAGTTGTTGTGGTTGCGGCTGTAGTTGTAGTGGTTGTTGTAGTTGTGCCACTCCCTGAATTAGCAGCACTGGTGACGTAAATTTCCAAATAACCGTTTACCGCGTCTGCACTTACTCCTGTAATACCAGCAGTTCTAATTGCAGCAGCTAAATCTGCAATTGTATTTGTGGGTGCAGAAACAGTTACAATTGTGCCGTTGAGTGTAATATTTCCTGCAGGTAAGGTAGGATTAAACACCGTGCCAACCACAGTTGGCACAGCAGCACACCATGAATTAGCCCCGTCGGATCCTACAACGACCCAGGTGCTACTACGTGTTTTATAATATACCACTGGGTCATATGTAGTAGTAGCAACAACCACGTAATCACCAGGTGCACCGTATGTGCTAACAGGTGCCGCAGTGCTTGATTCTGTAATTACTGCGGGAGATACCGATGCAAAACTTTGCGTGCCAGCATTCCAGGCAAAAATCCCCCAACTGGTAGATGCAGTGTCTAACCAATAAATCCCATCAGCAGGGTTTCCAACTGGACGGACAGCAGTGCCTTTTAGTTGTTTTAGATCAACACCGGCTCGTACAGTCAATACCCGATTGCTTATTCCCAATAGGCTGTATGCAGCCATTAGTCCATATTCGTTACGCTCACCACCATGAATTGGTGTGCCAGAACTGGTTTGCTCAAAATAAGGAGCGCCATACAGTGTAGCCAGTTCACGTTGACTAGCAACAATGGCCAATTTGCCTGCGTTAGTTTTAGTAGTACCAGCAGCAATACCAGTATTACTGATATCGCTTTTGTCCTGCTCGGTAGCCATGACAATCAATGGTACCGTGCCAATTGCGGCCGACGCATAGGCGCTTTCGTTAAAAACCTGAATCTCTACCCCTGGGCTAATTAGTGCCA